ATGAAAAATCGCGAAACCGTGATACCACGGATTTATTGTCCACTTAACCCAATCCAGCCGTCGCCTCGCGATCCGGATATTGAGGCGCAGTTGTCGCGATTCGCCGCCTACCTGCGCAGCTGCGGCCGGTCGGCGCACACGGTGCGCCTCTACCTGGGCACGCTGCGCCGCTGGTTCGCGGCCGGTGGCGCCACGCTGCACGTCGATGCTGAACGCCTGCGCGGCTACCTGTACGCGCGCCGCAAGGCCTGCAGTCAGTCGACAATCAACCTTGATCTGCGCGGCATCCGCGCCTGGCTGCGCTACCAGCACGTGCTCGGCACGCTCGAGGCCTCGGCCGAGCTGGTGAAGCTCCCGCGCCAGCGCCGCGCGCCGCAGCGTCTGCCGCGCTACCTTGACGACGACCAGATCGGCCGAGCAATGGCTATCCCTGACCCAACAACGCTGCGCGGCCTGCGCGACCTGCTGATCCTTCGATTGCTCTACGAGAGCGGCCTGCGCTCCGGCGAACTGATCGGGCTCGACATTGGCGACGTCCAACCAGACGGTTGGCTGTACATCGCGCACGCGAAATTTGGCAAGTGCCGCTATGTGCCCGTCTCGGCCGAGACGGTCGCAATGGCTGGCGTATACGTTGAGCGGCGCCGCGCCGCCGGCCTGGCGCGCAGCCGCACGCTGCTCGTCGGCCGTGCCGGCAAACCACTCAAGCCGCAGACCGTTTGGGCAATCGTCTCGCGCTGCCTGCGCGCCGCCGCCGGCATTGGCGCGGGTTACGGCATGCTGCGCAGTGGCCGTACCGCGCGGCCGTGGAGCGGCCACTACCCGCACATGCTCCGCGCCAGCTTCGCGACCGCGCTGCTCAACAACGGCTGCCCGATCACCGCGATCGCCGAAATGCTCGGGCACGAGGATCTCGCGACGACGGCGATTTACTGCGGCGTCGATCTCGCTCTGCTCAAGCGAGCTGCGGCATGTCATCCTAGGTTTCATCGCTCACCATGATTGCCGTGTTATTCCTCGCTTCCGTCCTAAACGCTGGATTACGCCCCGGATGTGGGGTCTATTTGTAGTTATGCAGCATTCGCATCGTTGAAAACGTATTGCCATGCAGCGCGCCAGCGGAAAGCGGTCGCGCGGCTCATGCAGAAATCCTGCATCAGAGTTTCCGCGCTCGGCATCACCCGGTAACGCTTCGCCATTTGCAGTGCGATGATCATGCTCTTGTTGACGCACTGATCGCCGTGCAATCGGTTGATCTCTGCTTTGTAGGCTTTCGTTGCGCGTGGCACTTCGGTTCTCCTGGGTGCTGCATAACAATTCGTTCAAGCCGAGCCCGCTTCGCGGTCTCGGCGCTGCTACCAATTCCGCAGAAATCGGTAGCAAATCGGTAGTTGGCTCAGCGGGCCGGCTTAACTCGGCCGTTAGCCTGCACGTCGCGGCTCATACCGCGCGTCCAGACCATTGATGTTCCGTAATCCCGTCGTTCCTGCACCAATGGCGCGACCTTCGCACGTCGCACACATTGGCCTTCCTGCAACCGGCGCACTGTGCATACGGCCCTTCTTTCGCTTGCTCACCAGGATTGTCATCCCGCACCAGCACGACACAGCCATATGCGCTTTCCCGCAAACCTCATACACCACTGCGCTACGCACCCGATGGACATACTCACCAGCATCAGACGCAACGAACGGCAGGGCACGCTTTACGTTTGTTGCCCGCACGTTTCTAGACATATATTGCGGGGACTTGTGGCGTTCAAGCTGGATCATGTGCGCTCCATTGCAGTGCAGGCTAACCATTCATTCAAGCCGACGCCGCTTCGCGGCGCGGCTTAACTCAGGTGTTAGGTTGCTAATCACCCAAACCGCCCGGTGCTTTTTGGTGTCTGGCTTTGTGGCAGTTTTTCGAATACGGCCCCCACGGCTTTCCGGCCAGCCGCATCTTTCAACGCCAGCACCTTTTCCGGAAGGTCGTGATAGCTCCATCGCGTCATCGGCGGCTCCGGGCCGTTCACGATCACCGCGATTTCCGCCAGCAACTTCCCAAGCTGGTGAATGACGTAGGCGTCCTCTTCAATGTCTGCCAGCGCACCAGCGATGCAGTGCGAGAACATTTCCTTCGCCTGCATGGCTGTCAAAAGGTTCGTTCCGGTCGGCCAGTGCAGGTCGGCGTTCTCGCCTTGCTGGAAATGCGTCGGCGCAAAACTAATGCCGGAGTCAGGGCCGAAGTCTTTTGGCAGCTTCCAGCAAAGGAAGCGATCAACCATCTTGTCGAGTGTCGTTTTTTCCATGTGTTTCTCTCCTTCGTGTGGCCGCAACCTAACAATTCATTCAAGCCGACACCGCTTCGCGGCGCGGCTTAATTCACACGTTATGCCGCATCCTCCAACTCCCGCGGCTCGGCACTCTCCCCAATCCCGAACACCTCGAACAAATTCGGCATACCAAACTTCCGCTCCGCCGCCGCGCAATACGCCGCCGCGTCGAGAAAATACCGCCCGTTCAATTCGATGCCCACGCCGCGCCGGCCAAGCTTCACCGCGCAGTAAGGCACCGTGCCCAGGCCAGCGAACGGATCCATCACCGTCTCGCCTGGCATCGTGTATTGCTCGATGCAGCGATCGACGATATCGAACTGCAGCGGGCAAAGATGCTGCTCCGCGCCGCGCTGCGCCTGCGATGAATTCAGCGTGCGCATGCGCGTGATATCCGTCCACACGTCCGGATGCCAGCTCTGCGGCTGCAACAGCATGAACGCGCTCGGCAGCATGCCGGCCTCGTCCACTTTCCCGGCGATCGTCACATCATGTCGGAAATTGTATACATTTTCCAAACTGTGCTTTTTGAACATTCGGAAAATTTGCGCGTGGCTCAACCCTTCCAATTCTTCCGGCAACAGCGCGCGGTTTCCATCGCTGCGCATGTAACCGTGCGCGTCGAACTGCCAGCGCGAGCGGGTATACGTTTCCTTGTCTTTCACCACCGGATCATCGGCGTAGCCGTTGCTCCGATCCGTCGGCGCCTTGCGGAACAACAGCAGATATTCCGGCATCCCGGCGCCCATGCGAGAACCGTCCTTGCATTGCTCGCTCCAGCCCAGGCGATAAGTCTGCGCGTTCTCGCGCACGACATCCGTCACGATCGTCTTGCGCGCGAGGAACGCGAACCCGTGTTTCTGGAAATGCGCCACGCACTCATCCGAGAACGGCTGCACCGTCTGAAACCCGAACCCGGAAACACCACCTGGGCAAATGCGATCCTTCACGTGTATCGCCGCCACGCGGCCGGGCTTCAGCACGCGCAACAGCTCCGGCGTGAGAAAATCCATCTGCTCCCAGAAGTGCGCGTTCGTGTCCGTGTGCCCGAAGTCGTTATAGCTCGGCGAATACTCATACTGCGTCGCGAACGGAATCGAGGTGCAGATGTGATGCACACTGTCGCCGTCCATCGCTCGCAGCTCCTCCACGCAATCATTGTTCACCAGCGTGTAGTGCTCGCCCTTCGCCTCCACGCGCTCGCACCCGATCGCTCGCACCAGCGCACCGATCGACGCACTCTGCGCCAGGCCGTACTCACGAATGATTTCCGTCATCTTCGCCACCATCTCGTTGTGTTGTTGCCACTTGCGTTCGAGTGTCTTGCGCACCTCGCGCTCGGCTTCGGTATAGATCAAATCAATGCGCACTCGCCGCTTTTGCAAAAAGCGATAGATGCGATGGATCGCCTGAATAAAATCCGCAAACTTGAACCCGATGCCGAGAAAGATCGCCCACGCGCAATGCCGCTGGAAATTGCAGCCGCTGCCCAGCATCACCGGCTTGCCGGCCAGCTCCGCAATCTCGCCGTTGGAAAACGCGATCACACTGCCCTCGCGCTCGTCCAGGTCTTGCGCGCCGTACACCGTCACGCACTCAGGAATCGCCGCCTCGATCGCGCGCCGCTCGTCTTCCAGATCGTGCCAGATCAGCCGATGCGCGCCCGGATCTTCCGCGCGCAGTTCCATCATCTTTGTCACGCGCGCCGGCAGGCTCTCGCGCTTCTCGCGCGCCGCGTGCTGCACACTGATCGTCGCGTTGCGCATCAAACAACCCTGCCCGTCGCGCTCGTAACCCGCCGTCGAATGATCGCTCGCCACCTCGTGCCAGCGAACATCCAGCGGCGGCAAGTCGAAACCCTCGTCACTGAAACTGGGGTCAATGTCGCTAGGCCGCTGCACAAACAAGGCCCAGCTCGATACCCAAAGCCAAAACTCCTTTTCCTTGTGCGGATGCAGCGTCAGCTTGTCCGCCTTCTCGCTGTTGCGCTTGAAGAATCGCGTCTTCGCCTGCCCCACATCCATCACACCGAGAAAGGCCGCGTACGCCAGCAGTTCGATGTACTCGTTCGGGCTCGGTGTCGCCGACGCAGCGAAGCGGAATTCGATTTCCTCGCGCCGCACCCTATTCGACACGTCGCGCCGATCATCGCCCGCCATCGTCGCCATGAACTCGCGAAACGTTTTCGTGCCGCCGAAGCCGCGCAGAATCGCCGACTCGTCCAGGCTCACCGCACCGAGCAAACCCGGATCCAGCTTGCCCTCGCGCACCGATTCGTAATTCGTCAGATAGAGCACGTCCGCGTGTTCTATCTCGCGGCTCGTCCGCACAAATTTCACCGGGATGCCCAGCGTCTCCGCATCGCGAACAAACTCCTGCCGCACTCCGAGCGGATGCACGATGCCGCCCGGCCGCTTCGCGATCAACGCCGCGAGGCGCACGGCCTCCAGCTGGATCATCGTCTTGCCCAGGCCGAACGCGGAGAAGCACGCGCGCCGTCCGCCCTGCACCATCCACCGCACCGTCGCGCGCTGGTCCGCGCGCAGCGCCGGATGCACTTCCGCATCGTCGATCATCACGCCGCGGCCTTGCGCGAGGCACACTTTTGCTTCGAGGAATTCACGGTAACCGTCGATAGTCATGCCGCGTTACCCCGCGAGTCCGAGTTCAAGGCCGCCGTAGCCGGCGCACAAAGCGAGGGTAGATAGAGCCACATTCATTCCATCCTCGCCGCTTCAAACCACGCCCGCCGCCAGCGAAACGCCGCCGCGCGCGACATGCCGAAGTCGTGGCGCAGTTGCTCGATCGTCGGCGCCCCATGCCGGCACCGCTGCGCGAGCGCGAGCGCCAGGCGAATCAATCGGAGGGATTCAGTACGCTTGGCCATTACGCCGCCGCCTTCGCCGGCATCGCCGACCGTGCACGTCTCACGCTCGGCAGCTTCGCCAGCTCGCGCATGAACACATGGTATTGCTCGCGCGAAAAATCCTTGCACGATTCCGCGCCGACGGCGCGCACGCGCAGGCGATAGATTTCCTCGCTCAAACCCTTGTCGACGCGCGCGGCCACCTGCACGCGCCGGATCAAGAGCTTCGTCATGCGCCAGCGCACGCGCAGCGCGAAGATGATGCCGCAGCACTCGCTGCGCTCGGTGGCGAGTCCGCATTTCGGGCAGGTGCGGTTCATGCGGCGGCCGCCTTTTCAAGCGCGGCAGTCAGGCGCTTGATTTCCTTGTCCGCATCGCCCTCGTTCTCTCGCGCTGTTTTCAACAGCAGTTTCAGATTGTCCCTCTCTTCCTGCAGCGCGACAATCTTGTCGGCCTTCTCGTCGTTCTCCTTTTCGAGGTTGTATATCTCTGCATCCTTGCCTTCTACTTCGTCTTCCAGTCGTCCTTTTTCCTCGTCGACTTCAACCTCTGCGGCAAGTAAAGCATCTGCCTGCTCACGCGCCATGAACGCCAGCGCATCCGCATCAAACGATCGCCCGCGCTCGGCATAGAACAGCGCCATCTCCCGCTCGTGCGGCGTGAAATACACCTGCGTCATGCCGCTACCCTCCTCGCCTTCGCCGCGCGAATCGCGCGCCGCGTCTGCTGCAATGTATACTTTGCAACATTCGCCGGCTGCGCGTGCCGCGTCGGCTTCTTCACGATTTCCGTATGGATGCGATAGCCTGCGAGGCGCAGCACGTGGATCAACGCGCCGACGCGAATCGAGCCCGTCGCGCGCATCAGCTGCAGCGTCGTGCGCGGGCCTTTCTTCAACTGCGTCAACACGTCCGCACATTGCGGCGTGAGCGAGGTCAAACCCGTGGTGTTGTTCATAGCTTCATCTCCGCGATCAGGTGCGAATGCACGGCATCGCCGCCGACGGTCAGCGGCTCCACGATCAGGCGCGGCGTGGAATTCGCCGCGGCCACGCGAATCACACGCACCTTGTCCGCGTCGATCGCGCCAAGCGTGTCGGCCAGGTACGACAGTGCGCACGAAAATTCGATCGGCTCGCTCACGTCGACCAGCGCCCAGTTGCAGTTCTCTTCGTTCTCGCCGGCCGTCAGCTTGGCCATGCCGTCGGCCGCGCTTAGTGTCGAGGCCGCGTTGAGTTTCTTGCCCTTCAGGCCTTCGCGCAGCGCGAACGGCAGAAACGCCCGCACCGCGTCGTGCAACTTCTCGCGATGAAACACCGCGCGTTGCTCGCTGTCATCGCGGCCGGCGAACATCGGGGAGATATCCGGATACTGCGCGTCGATCAGCCGCACGATCAGCGTGCGCTCGCCGTTCGCAATGCGCAGCATCGCCGCCGCGCCGCGATCGTTGATCACGACGGCCAGGGCTGCGTCCTTGCCCAGCATCGCGGCCACGGCCGCGAGCTGCGCCGTCGGCAGAATCAGCGCCGGCCCGGCATAGTCCAACGGATACATCGCCAGGCGATGCCCGTTTGTCGCCGCGGCGAACTCCGCGCGCAGCGCCACGCCGTTGCACCAGTCGCGCGCATCATTGCTAGGCGCCGCATAGGCCACCGCGCGCAAGGCGTCGGCGAGCATGATCGGATCGAGCGGCAGCGGGTTCCATTCCACATCCTCGGCCAGCGGAAAGTCTTCCGCCGGCAACACCGGCAAACGCAGCTTGCTCCCGCTTTTCGGCGTCGCCTGCATGATGCTGCTATCCGCGTTGCGCGAGAGCTGCAGCCTGCCCTCGCGCGCCGCCGCTTTCAGAAGATCCATGCTCACGCAGATGCGCCCGCTCTGCGGCACCGTCGCCGGCAGCTCGGCGATGTAGATCGCCTGCAGGTCGCTGGTCGTGATGCGCAGGCGCTCGCCATCCGCGTCGAGCAACGCGCAGCCGAGAATCGGCATCGTTCCATTGCGCTGGTAAATCGCGCCGCGCAATGCGTCATGCAAGGCGGCGCCGTCGAGTTCAAGCTTCATGCGCGCTCTCCTTCACGAAGGCCGACGAAAGCGCCAGTTCCTTTTCCATCTCCATGCGTGCCGCGCACTCACCGGCCAGGGCGAAATATGCCGCGCCGTCTTGGTAATCGTCCGCGTTGTGCGCGCCGTAGACGCTGCGCGCGGCTTTGACCACAGCCATGAACAGCCAGCCATCGCGCTCGCTCAGCGCGTTGCCGGTCAACGCGTTGAACGCGGCGACAGTGCGGCGCATGCTGCGCTCGCCGCTCGCCATGTCGCGCAGATTGCCTTGCGACACGATGCCGTACGCGGCCAACTCCAGCACGTTCTGCGCGCTAGGCGGCGTCACGCCGGCAAGGATCTTGTGCGCTTCCATCGCCGCATCGGCCACGGCCGCATCGATTTCCTTCGCCGATCCCTCTCGCGCCCCACCGGGCAGACCGGCAAGAAGTTTATTTACTCGCCGCTCGAGCGAGTAAGAGCTTTTCTTCGCGCGGCTCGCCGCCGCCGGCTTTTTCTTCGATGTCGTTTTCATGCTTGGGCTCCCAAATTGTCCAGGTCGGCGCGCTCGCGCACCGCGCGATGCACCACGTTCATGGCGTGCGCGCCGTAGACGGCGGCGGTCGTGGCCGGGTCCGAATGCCGCGCGATGCCTTGCGCGACTTTCAAACCCAACCGTTCGGTGATGTCGCCGATGCGGCGATGGCGCAACAGATGGATGTGCATGCGCGGCAGGCCAACGGCCGCGCCGCGCTTGCGCACCATCGCGTGGATCGCCTGGCGCGTCAGGCGTTCGCCACGGTTGCTGGTGAATAGCGCCGTGCACCCTGGCAACGCATTGCGCACGCGCAGCCATGCATCGAGCGCGCGCAAGGTCGCCTCGTTGAACGGCACCGTGCCTTCCGTGTCGCCCTTGCCGAGCACGCGCACCTCCATGCGCTTGCAATCCACCGTGTAGCGTTCGTCGCCGCCCGGCGCATCCAGGCCGATCACTTCGCACACGCGGATGCCGGTATCCAGCGTCAGGCGCAGCAGCGCATAGTCGCGCAGGTCGCCGCGCGTCGAGCCATGCCCGCGCGGGATCGCGTCGAGCATGCGCAGCAGCGCATCCATCTCCGGCGCGATCACCTGCCGCGGCTTGAAGCGCACGAAGATATCGCGCGCCGGGTCGTGGCCTATCCAGTGCTCGCGATGGCAGAACCGCAGGAAGTTTTTCAGCGCGGAGAGTTTGCGCGCCTGCGTCCGCGGTTTCACGCCTTCGCGGCCCAGCTGCGCCAGCCAGCGATCGATCGCGCGCTCGCTGATTGTCGCGACGACGGTGATGCGCTCGTCGGCGAAGTAATGCAGCGCGCTGTTCAGATCGATAGCATACGCGCGCACCGTGTTGTAGCTCGCACCGCGCAGGCGGATATGGCCCAGCCAATCGGCCACCGCGTTCTCGATCGGCACCAGGCGCAGCGCCTCGCCGCCGATGGCGATGATGTTGGCGGCGCGCATTACGCCACCTCCGGCGCGCAGCGCGCCAGCGCCGCGACGCGCAGGCCGCCGCCGCAAATCAACGGATAGCCCGGCTGCGCCGCGCGCAGGCGATCGAACACGCGCCGGCTCACATCGGGATACCAGCGCATCAGCGCGGCCACGCCGGCCGGCACGGTTGCGAACGAGATCGGTTCGGGTATACTTTGGGTCATGGTCGTTTTCCTTTGCGGGGTTTCGGCTATTCAACGCCCGCGGTTGCACCCGCGGGCGTTGTCGTTTTCGGCAGCATGAACAGCGTGCGGATCACCGCCACGCCGGTCTGCTCTTGATCGCTCACATTGGCAAGTGCGGTCATGGTGACGATGGATTCCGGCGCCCAGAACCACACGGCCGCCCAGGTGACGGAGCCTTGCACATACGGGTTGCCCGTCTCGATCGTCGACATGGGATTGCCCAGCGTCACCAGCGGCACCGGCACCAGCGGCGAGGTCGAATCCAGCGATGCGATCACGAGGATCGTGCTGCGCGGCGCGACCGTGTACACAGCGGAACAAAAACCCTGCGCGAACAGCGCATTGCGCTCGAGCGGGCAGACGGATGTCTGCTGCGGCGGAAACACATACACCAGCGCGGATTGCCTCTCTTGCGCCGTCCGTGCCGCCGCGATCTGCGGCAACTCTGCCCGCGCGCTACCGCACCAGCCAATCAACAGCCCGACCGCAACCGCTATCGAAACCATCTGCCAACGTTTCATCTTCAACCTGCCTTTTTGTCGTGGAGTGATACAACGGGAGTGTCGCCGTCCAGTGCTTTTGCCAGACGGGTTTTGATCGCGACGACCGCAGACATCACGTCGTCGAGTTCGCCGCAGGCGCGCAGCGCGGCCGCGCGCTGGTGCGGCAGAATCGTGTTGCCATCGAACGATTGCGCGAGCTGCGCCAGCGCCTCGCCGGTTTCGCGCATCAACGTGCCGGCATCGGCCATCGCCGCGCCGTGGTTGTCGCGCGGCATCGGCGCGGCCAGTTCGCCCATGCGCGCCGCCAACTCCCGCCGGCACTCGCCCTGGAACGGCTCCGGCAACGCCAACACCAGCGACTCCTCCAGCGCGCACGGGATCCGGTTTGGCTCGTCCAGCACGCGCTGCAACGTCTGCGCGTTCAATTTCTCATCGAGGTACGGGTCGCGCGTCGTGCGGAACACCAGGCCGCGCAGCGCCAGCGGCGTGCGCTCGTCGTACACGTCGCGCACCTGCGTCGCATACGCGCGAAACGTCAGCGCGGAATGCTTCACCGCCATGTTGATGTGATGCAGCAGCACGCCGGGCCGGGACTCACGCATGGTCGGGCTCCTTCGCGTCCGCCGTCGGCGCGGGGGACGGCGATGGCGAACGCGCGTCCTCGGTAATCTGCATGCGCCGGCTCAACTCCTCGATGCCGCGCGTGAGGTAGCCCAAGCGCCACGCATAGTCGGCCAGCCGCTGCTCCATCGTCAGCGTCGCATGGTTCTGCCAGCCCACGGCGACCGGATGCATGGTCAGCATGGCCAGCTTGGTTTCGATCAAGGCCACCTTGTCGCTGGTGCCGATCTTCGCCGTCGTAGGGATCGATCGAATGTTGCTCATGCCGTTTCTCTCTTGTCGCCGAAGCGATGCGTGAATACGTTGTAGCGGGCTTCCCATTGCTGGCGCCGCTCGTCCTCGGTCAGCGGGCGAATGGACTCGTTGCTGCCGTCCCAGTGCGCCAGCACCGCGCCCGCGCCGAACTGCGCCAGCGTGCGGCCGATGCGCATGTCGCGCTGAATCGCGGCGACGTTCATCGCGCCTTTCCCAGCGCGAACAGGCCGGCCACGGTAGCGACCACGGCTGCGTAGAAAATCAGCACGCACGCCGCCTGCGCCACCGGATGTTCCAGCACGCGGTCAAACCACGATTCGAGGCGTTCCACTTTCTCTTCGAACGTGCCCGGCTTCGCGCGCCAGTGCGTTTCCGAACTGCGCAACTCTGCCCGCGGCGAGCGCACGATCTGCGTCTGCCTTGCATCGAACTGCGTCATGCCTTCTCTCCTTTCGCTTCCCGAAATTGCGCGAACGTGCGCAGGCAGTTTTCCGTGCGGTCTTGCCACGAGCCGAGGCCCGTCCACATGCGGAACCCGCCCATGCCGCTCACGAAGTTCTCGTCGTCCAGGCGCAGCCCGTGATGCGCGAGCACATAGCCCGCCTCGAGCCGCGACATCTCTGCGCACGCGTCAGTGTTTTGCATTTGTGGAAATTGTAATTTCTGGAAAAGTGGAAAATGCCGCACTACCCTGCTCCGCCATCGGCAGATGGATCAGGCTGGCATGCGTATCGACGATGTTCTTCAGCGTGGATTTCGACCAATGGCGCTCGCCGGTTGGGCTGGCCACGTGCGAGAGGCGCAGGTTTTCCGCGATGCGCGAATACGCCGCCCCGCCCTCGCGCATGCGCACGATCCACTCGCGCAGCGCCCAGGCCTTCGGCTCGCGCCGCAACTGCGCGCCGCGCGTGCGCTCGCGCCCGTCCGTGCGGTCGCTGTAGGCTTCGCCGCCTTCCGCGACGCAGCCGAACGGCACCACGCCATACACCTTGCCCTGCTCGCGCAGCGCGCGATTCGTTTCGCGGCCGCGCTGCACGTCGAGCCGGCGCGCATAGTCGGCCGTGGCCAGCTGCATGATCAGCGCCAGCCAGCCCGAGGGCGTGGAGGTGTCGAGCACTTCGGTCACGGAGTGCACCGACGCATCGCACTCGGCGAGTTCTTCCTCGAAAAAACGCAGGCCGTCGAGCGCGTTGCGGAACAGCCGGTCAAGCCGCACCACCACGACGCCCGACGCCCTGCCACCGCGCAGCGCCTGCTGAAGCGCTGCGCCGCCCTGCCGCTTCGCCAGGGGGAGCGAAGCGGAAACACCCTCGTCGAGAATCACATCGGCGAGTTCATGTCCGTGCAACGCGCAGTACGCGCGCACCCGTTCCAACTGGTGCCCGGTCGAATGGCCATGCGCGGCCTGCTCTTCCGTCGATACGCGGATATAGGCGATCAAGCGCATTCAGGCGGCCTTCGCGTAGATCAGGTCGAGGGTCAGGCCGGGCAATTCATCCACCAACGCCTTCGCATTTACGGGCGAAGGCAGGTCGAGCCCGGTTTCCCAGCGCGAAATAGTTGCCTTCGTGACGCCGATCGCGTTGGCGATTTGCTGCTGGGTACGCTTGTGGCGTTCCCGCGCGGTACGAATCGGATGTTGGGTTGGCTTTGACATGGCCGCAGTTTCGCTCTGCCTAACTCATTTGTCAAGTATAGCGAATCCTGCCTGTTTCGCGGAACGTTACCCTGCGCGCATGGACACGTTCGGCTCGCGACTACGCGCTGCCCGCAACGCGATAGGGATGACACAGCAGCGTCTGGGGGATGCTTTGGGAGTCAGCAAAGGGGCGGTATCGCGTTGGGAAAGCGGCATCGATCAACCACAGTTCGCGCTGTTGCCGGCGCTGCGGGAGCGCTTGCGCGTTAGCCTGGATTACCTTGTCTGCGGTGCGAGTGCGAAACCAAGCGGCGTCGCCGAAGCCGTTACCGCGTATGATTTAATCGACGACGAAGAGCGTCGCGTGCTCGCTTCGCTGCGCCGCATGTCAGATGCGCGCAAGGCGGCGGCAATATCGTTCCTGACTGGAGATTAGGAAATGTGGAAAAGTATATTTATTTCATTGGCGTGCACGTTGTCGGCAGACGCGGCCGCCGAAGGCTTGAACATCAAAGGCGTTAGGCTCGGCATGCCTCTTTCGGAATTGAAACAAATGCCAGGCGGCAAATTTGATTGTTCCCGTGCGCCACGGCTGGGTAAAGATGCAGGCATGTGCTATCGGAGTGACTCATATGCCGGAGTCAACACAGACATCTACTATTTTCTGCGCGCCGATTCGGTCGTATCCGTGCTGGTAAAGAAGCTAAGACCTTCTGATTTTGAATCGGTCACCTCTGCACTGTCCGAGAAATTTGGCGCTCCTGGGTCTACGAAACACAACGAACTCGTGACCGGGATGGGCGTTAAGGTAGACAACATCGAGATACGATGGATCGATGGCGACTCAATTCTTGTCGTATCGAAATACGACAGCAGGATCGATGCAATGGGGGTGACATTAATGTCTGCCGCGGACATTCGGCGAGAAGCGGAAGAAGATAAAACCAAAGCAAAAAGCGATCTGTGACACCGTGACCACCCGCCTCGCCCGCGCTCTAGCTCAAGCGCGCCGCCTCGCCGACGCGCTCGAGCAACAGCCCAAGCCCAGGCGCGGGCGTCCACCGAAGAGCGCGGCATCGCCTTCGCCAGCCGCGCCCAGACCGGCTTGCCATGGGAAAATTCAAGCGGGATGATACGCCCTACGAGACCCGCGGCGCCCGTTTCGGGCAGAGCTACCAATCAAAGGCCGGCAGAAATGCCGGCCTTTCGATTTTCCCGCATCTCTACGCAAGCCGCGCCGCCCAAGTTCGAATATCAACGGATTGATTTCCAGTTTCCCGCCGCGGCGCACATAGGTGCCCTCGCGCGCAATGCGCGCAGCGATCTGCTCATCCGTCAGACGCTGGGCCCACGGCCAGGTCAAGGGCACGCCACAGGCTGCGTCAGCCGCACCAGCGTGCGACTCACATTGCACAGCGGGCCACCCGGCCCGAAGCCGGAACAAAACTCCGTGCCGTATGCCGAATGCAAGGCGAACGTGATGGTGTTCGCGTCGATCGGCGTAATCGTCACCGTGCCGATCTGGTCCGCGCTCTGCTTGGGCGCATTGATATGCGTGCCGTGCACGGAGTAGAGATCGAACGTCTCCGCATCGACGCTGGGCTTCTGTGCCACCAGCCACAGTGGCGCGCCGGCATTGAAGGTGTAGACGTAGGCGATCGTCGCGCGCTCGCTGGCATCGATGACGACGCCGTTGCCCGTGGTCGCTTGCGCGTACCACGATCCGCTGTAGCAGTTGGCCAGCGGCACGGCCGCGGGCGCGGCGAGCGAGAACAGCGCGGCAACGAAGGCCGCGAACCCCAGCATGAAACGTTTCATGGCATCTCCTTTCGTTCATCGATCAAGATTTGTTGAAGGCCTCGGACTTGGGCGTCGCAGGCGGCGGCGGCTCCAATAGCTCGGCCCGCACTTTCTTCTCGGCTTCGGGCGGCTGCATCAGATTCGCCGGCAGAGGCTGCGGTTTGGGACACGAGTCTGGCGAGGTCGGCCTGACAGCCTTGCCAGTAGGTGCGCAGGCGCACAGTGCCAGCGCGCAAATCAGCGGCCACGTTGTTGGCTTGAGTTTCGGCATCGTGCTTGTCCTGTTCGTAGGATTGGGCGGCGCGCGCGATCGATTGCGCATGATCGAACTCGACCAGGCGCGCGCTGCGCCGCGCGGCTTCGTCGGCCGCGCGATCGGCGTCCAGGTGCGCGCCGTATACTTTTTCTTCCGCGGCGAATCCGGCCGTATAGCCGTCCGAATAGACGGCGTGATGCCAGTACGCATAGGCGACGGCGAGCGCCGCCGCCAGCGCGAGAGATAGCCACGCCTTCGCCGGTACCAGTCTGAGCAGCGCGAGCGGATTCATGCGCACGCTCCGCCGCAAAAGAAATTCCCGCCGGCCGTGCGGCCGCGCGCGGCGCTTATACGGCTTATCCCAGGCGAACCGCGGCGGGAATGGGTCACGGCTGCACCCCGACCGGGGTCGCGCCCAGCGCGCGAATCTGCGCCTCGAGCGCGGACACGCGCCGCTGCAACTTGTCTACGAGATCCTCGGCTTCCACGCGCTTGTCGCGTTCTTCCTCCAGCTTCGCGCGCAGCGCATCCTGCCCGGCCTCGAGGTCGGTCACGCGCTTGGTCAGCAGGTCGATCGTGTCCACGCGCGCGCCGGTTTCCGCCGTGCCCACGCGCGCGCCGTTCCAGCTCTCGATGATCTGCGGGATCATCTTGGAAAGGCTGAAGAGCACGATGCCGGGCGCGAGGCCGAACTTGACTATCAATTCCATCAACGACGATTCCACCTACGCATTCTCCCTGTCGTCGAGTGTCAAGTCGGTGCGCAACGTGGCCCACATCGCGGCGAGCAGGATGCCGATCGCGTCGGCGGCATCCGGCGGCAAGCTGCCGTACACCTTGATCGTGAGGCATAGAAAAACCGACCACAGACTGACCGTGGCGGAGTTGATGATGCGCGTCGCGCCGATGCGCGGATGCACATCGATGATGCGCCAGAGCAGCAGCACGCCGTCGAGGCCGAACGCCGCCGCCCAGGCCTCGCGCGGCATCATGCGGAACATCGCCTGATACACCGGGTCGCCCGCCATCGCGGCCGGCGAGGTCAGCATGAACACGGCCCAGAGCAGCGCGCAGATGGTGAGCATCCAGCGTATCGGCATCGCGGAGCTATAGCGCAGCGTGCGCCAGAGTGGCCGCAGCGACACATGCCGCGCCAGCATCTCCCGCAGCGCGCGCAGCGCGGTCATGCGGCACCGTCCGCCGCGCGCAACTGCGCGTAATAACCCTCGATGCGCGACACGTAGGTGCGCGTTTCCAGCGCGCCCGCCGCGCCGGTCACGGCCGGCAGGTAGGCCATGATCGCGGTGAAATCGTTCGCGCCGCCGCTCACGCGCTGCGCCTTGAGCATGTTGCCCATGCCAGTGTTGTAGGTCGCCAGCGTCAGGCGCCAGAGCTCCACATCGCTGCGCTTGGCCGTCCATTGCCGGCGCAGCGTGTCCATGTACCACGCGCACGCCGGGATCGCATACTTCGGCTCAAACGGTGATGCCCCGTCCGGCAATGCCATGCGCGAACACACATCCGCCCAGGTCGGCGGCATGAACTGCGCGATGCCGCGCGCGCCGACCGGGCTTACGGCATCGGCATCGAACCGGCTCTCCTGCCAAAGCTGCGCCTTGACGCGCCGCCAGTCCCAATCGGGCAGATAGGAATTGACGGCGAGCTTGATCGCCTCATCGTAGATGTCGGGTATCGCCAGCACGTCAGGCCGCGGTGACGGTCAGCGTCAGCGACGCCGCGGCATCGCCCGCGACCGCGCTGGCCGCGCCGGTCACGGCCGCGCCGTCCGCCGTCGCGCTCGCCGTGATATTCGTCGTGCCAGCGGCGAGCGTGACGTGCGCGCTGGTCGCGTCGATCGGATCCACCGTCGCGCCGTTGTCGGCGGCGAAGGTCACCGCGCCGTCGAGAAAACCCGGCGCGCCCGAAGCGGCAACGGCGGTCGCGACAACAAGCAATTTCTGGCCAGTCTTGAACATGGGTCTACTCCACAGGGGTGATGGTCAAATCCAGATGCGTCGCGGCGCGGCGGCGGCATTCGCGCTCCTCGTCCAGCGCGCTGAACACCACCGCGCACCAGGCCGCGAACGCGACCAGCGCGAAGACGATGGCGAAAACGAGAGCCAGCATGAAGGCATCCGCAACGCGCGGCGGACGCCGCCGCGATGCGGGCTATATAGGCCGCGCGGCCGGGCAATGTCGTCCCGGCTACACCATTTCCTTGAACGACAGGCTCATCGTTTCGCGGTTGTAGGCCGCGAACGTGCGCGTCACGTCCGGCTCGAAATGCCGCATCGGCCATTGCTCGCCGCGGTTCGGCGTGCCGAGGTCTACCCAGCACGTTCCGAACGTGCGCGCAGTGCGCATGAGCTGCGCCAGATCGGTCGTCGCGCCGCCGGAAAATTCCAGCGTCGCCAGCGTGTACTGCGGCCCGATCGTGTCCACCACGGATACGCCGTTGTCGAGATCGGTCAGACTCTGCGGTATCACGCTCTTGACCTTGCTGTTGCCGTACAGTGGGTCGACCGGCGGCGAGAGCGCCGCGGCGAACACCGACAGATTGCCGGCCGACCACGTGGCCCCGGAAAGCGGCGTGCCTGCCGCGATGCTGACGCGCACATAGCGCGCCGTCGTCGCCACCGCGAGCGAGCCCTTGAAGCGGCCGTTGTCGTCCATGCCCATCGTGAGCGTGCCGACCAGCGTCGTCGGCGTCGCCGAGTTGTCCGCGTATACCTGCGCCGTGGCGAAGTTCACGCCGTGCACGCAAATCGCGGCGAGCGCGCGCGATGCGCCAAGGTCGAATTGCAGCCATTCCGCGCCCGCACTGGTCGCGGTCCAGGGCTTGTTGACCTGCGTCGTGATCGCGTTCGATGCCGGGTAGACGGCCTGCGCCGACGAGGCGGTCGCGGCGCTCGGGGTATAGCTGCTGTAGTAGAGCTTCAGCGCCGGCATGGCTATCCCTTCTTGATCACGGTGATGCGCTTGTCCGCGCGCTGCGGAATCTTCACCCACTGCTTTTTCGTCAGCAGCGGATTGCCCGGATGCGGCGCGCTCGCATCGTCGGCCGCGCGCTCCGGGTAGTGATATAGCGCGCGCACTTCGTGCGAGCCGTCCTTGCCGCGCACGATGTCGGCATGCAGGCGATGCACGCTGGTAATCAGCTCGTGCCCGTGCTCGTCGCCGTGCGCCGGCTCGAAATGCAGCACCAGCGGCTCCGCGATATGGCCGGATGCCTGCGCGTTCGCGGGCGCTTCACGCGCCCAGCGCTCGGCCAGGTCGGCGTCTTCGGTGCGCAGGCCTTGCTTGTGGGCACCAGAAGCGTCAACGACGATGTAATGGATAGTTGGGTTTTTCATCACCATATGTCGATGGTTGCAGTTCCACTTCCAACCGCGAAACTCATATTGTGGTTGTGCGTGTTCGGAGTTGAGTTTATCGTTGCGTCGAATGTCGTAAAAAAGGTGCTTCCTCCTCCAACTGCGGTGCCACTCGAAAAAAGCCCAAACACGGTTACCCAAATCGTTGTGGTGGACACATTGTTGGGCGCGGCCATCATGTTAGCGTTTGTCGTTTTTACCGCCCCTAGAATGGGGATGCGTCCCAAGGAATGGGAGATATTGAACGTGATCCACGGCGCCGTCCCGGCGGCACTGCCGACCGTATACGTACTCGAGATAGTCGTTGCGTTCGTCCGATTCGCCGTCGCCACCGTCGTCGCCGCGATATCGTTGCCGCTTGTCCCGCCCGTGATGTTCGCCACCAGCCCGACCGCGGCCGAGGTGGCGTACGCCGCGCTGAAATTCCCGTAGGTGTCCTGCGCGCGCACGCGGTAGGTGTAGGTTCCGCTGTAGCCCACGTTTGTATCGGCGAACGTGGTCGCGTTGCCGGCATAGACTTTGGAAAACACGCCCGCGTTCAACTGCCTTTCGACCACGTACTGCGCGATGTTCGTGCCCGTCACCGTCGGCCAGGTGACTTGCACGACCTTGCCCGATCCCTGCGTTGCGGTAATCGACGCCACCGTGGCCGGCGCCGCGGTCTGCCCCGCGCTGGTGAATGTCGTCACCGCGGCGCCGCCGCCGATGGCGGTCGCGCTGAACGTGGTCTGCACCACGCCTTGCACGCCGTTGCCGTTCACCGCCCAGCATTGCAATTTGTATACTTCACCGGGACGCAGCGGGCCGAGCGTGCACCCGTAGTTGCCGCCGCCGATGCTCGCCGCGTTGCCGAGCGTGATTTCGCCGGTCACGTTGTGCACGGCCGCGAACCACACCTGCGCCCAGTTCACCGCGGGCGGCAGGGCTTGCACGGTCGCGTAGCTCTGCGTCGTGCCGTCGTTGTTGACGCGCGCGCTGGTCGCGGTCACCGCCACCGCGCTGGGCGCGGCCGGCGGCGTGAAACTGTAGTCTGGCTGATACCCGGTCGGCGCATTCGGCGGCAACGTGCCGGCGGTATACGTGTATACCGCCGCATCGTACTCGCGCAGCGCGAGTTCGTTGCCCGACTTCACGCGGCGGATGTTCCACGCCGTGAACGTTTTCTGCGCCGGCCAGTTGCGCGGGCTGGTGATGGCCACGATGTCGCCGATGTTGACCTGCGTCGAATAGATGGCGGCAACGGCCGTGCGGTTGCGCCAGCGCCGCAACGCGCGGTAGCACACGAGCTGATCCGCCGTCGTCGCGTCGCGCAGGTAGCGGATATCGCGCGGCGTTTCCGCGGCCAGAATGCCGCCCGTGACCGGCCTCGTCAGCGTGACCTGCATCTGGTTCGCATCCGCGCTACTTGGCGCGTAGTTGATGCCCACGCTGCTCGGCTGCGCCGTGCATTCGAACTTGCTCACGTTGACCGCATCCGCCGCGCTCTCGTCGAGCGTGAGCGAGGCGGTACCGGGATCGTCCTGCCAGATGGTGTACGCGCCCGCACTGTTGCGCGAGAGTCCGCCGCGCGCGATGTAGAGCAGATCGTCCAGGATCGCGTCGAGCCGGCGCTGGCCGCTGCGGCCGTAGTCGCAATCGATGGTCTGCGCGAAGCTCGCCGCGATAGCCGCGTTGAACGAGGTGGTATCCGCGCTCGCGCCGGCCAGTGTGAGCAGGCGCTGCACTTCGCCGCTGGCGTTGCGCGATTCCACGCCCAGCGCGTCGGCCTCGATCTGGTATAGCGAGCCGTTGAAATCGTACTGCGGCACGCTGAACTTGAGCACGCGCAGGTTCAGGGGGATGCAGCGCACGCCCGTGACTGTGGTCGTGCCGGCGTAGTTGTATACGCCGATGTTGAAAAACGGCACGGAGAGGACGGACTGCATGATCACCGTCGTGGTCTTCCCGGCCGGAAGTAGGTGCCAGTACACTTGCCCGACAATCGCGTTGTACTCGTAGATGATGGCATCTGCGCCGCCTGCGGCGACAGCGACCTCTATCGCATACAGGCCGCCCGCTCGCGCCGTACCGCCGTCCACTGCGAACGATTTGGAGAGGAATGCCGCATTCGTGCTGCTGACCGACGTGATCGTCGCGCCGCCGGCGCCCGTGGTCAGCGAGCACCCTGTACCCGGGTTCGTCGTGACGTAGCCGCCGGCCGTCGTGTAGTAGTAGGTCGTCCAGTTTGCGAAGCCGCTCGCGAAGTTTCCGTTGACCACGGTCAGCGGCTGATAAAGGATGTGCTGTGCGTACTCGCTCGCGCTCACGATGCGCTTGTTGCGATACACCGTCTGCGCGCTCGGCATGAACCAAAAACTGCCGTTCACCGTATTGCTGGGCACGGTTTCATTGACCGTGATGTAGGTGAACCCGGCCGAATAACTGAGCACGGCGATCGTATAGCGCCCGTCGTTCGCCGAACTGCCGACGACAAGAAACGATGCACCCACGACGAGCATGCCCGTGATGTCGCCCGCGGCGATGAACAGTTTCGATGCGGCCGACAGGTTGTAGATGCCGACTATCTTCGGCGTTCCCGCGCACACGCCGTAGTAGTAAGCCGCCTCGATCGCGCTGCCGCGAATCGGCACGCACGGAAATTTCAGCGCCGTGCCAACCGGCTCGCAGATCGGTTTGCCCGCATCGTCGCTCGAAAGCTCCGGCCAGTCCGCGCTCTGCCACGTGTTCGGCGGATACAGCGATTGCAGCTTTTGCTCCTCGATGTCTTGCAGGTGCAAGATGATTTGCGAGGGCTGCATCGTTACGCCGACGATGGTGAGGATTTGCGTGTAGACGTTCTCGCCCACGCCGGGCGCGGCGCGCATCACCAGCGCCACCGTGACCTGCGTCCCGTCCAGAATGTTGTTCGCGGCCAGCGCGCGGTATGCGGAGCCCGCGTTCGCACCGATGGCCAGGTCGACATTGGTCGCGCGCGTGAGCGAGAGATCGTCGCCGAACGTCATCGCCAGTTGCGGCGCGGTCACCAGCACGCCGTCATACCAGTGGCCGCCGCGCAGCTCATCCACCGTGCCCACATAGTACGGCGTGGCCGCGACGGTGAAGCTCGCGAAGGCGTGGTATTCGCTCACGGCTCAAGCCACCTTCATCATGCGCTTGAGCGCCGGCACGGCCGCGGGCAGCGCGTCGGCCAGCCCGTCCGATACGGCCGCGGCGATATCCGCCGCGCCCATGCCGGTGCCGTTGACTACGGTCGAGATGGTGACGCTCATCGGTGCGCCGACCGCGCTCGGCGCAATCGGGTTCTTTGCCCCTCCGCCACCGCCGCCCGCGCCGCCGCCGCTTCCCGCGCCCGCGCCAGATCCCGCGCCGGTTCCTCCCGTCTGCGAAGAGATGGACTTTAGAAAATCCTTCATGTTGTTGTTGATGGAATTCAGCAAGTCCACCTCGCGCGCGGTTTCCTGCGCGATGAACGATTGCGGATCGAGCCCGCCCGTGATCGCCTTCAACTGCGCGACGAGTTCATCATGCCGCTTCTGCTCCGCCGCCTGCGCCGTGGTCTTGGCCCAGGTGTAGTAGTCCAGCGCTTCCTTGTTGAGCTTGTCGATCTGTTCCTTGGCCTGCGCGCGCGCCTCTTCTTCTTTTTTGTTGAGCGCGTCGAGTTGCTTTTGCGCTTCGGCCTTGAGGTCGGCCTCGCGCTGGTTCAACTGCGTCAACAGTTCGCTGTTCTTCGCGTTGCCGGCGGAGATGTTGGCACCCATGTTCTGCAGCGCGGTCAACTGCGCCTGCAGCAAATCGGCCTGCGACGCGCGCGGCCCGGCCAGCGCCTGCACCTCGGCCAGTTGCGCGAGCGTGCGATTGTACTGCTCCATGTACTCCGGGCTGCTGCGCTGGTATAGATTGCCGCTTTGTATCAATTGCAGCCTTTGCTGCAGGTCGCTGACCAGCTGCGCCGCGTCCTTCGCCTGTTGGTCGCCGCTCTCGCCTTTCACCGCGGCCACGCGATCGGCGATGATGGTTTCGAGGTTCGCGAGTTGCGAATACGGCCCCAGCGGGTTCGCGCTGCCGGTCATCAGCGAGTTGATTGTCTGGCTGGTCTTGTCCAGCACCTGCTGCCATTGGTTCGCGAGCTGCAACTGTTTCTGCAGGTCTTGAATCTGCGCCTGCCGCGCCTGCTGCTCCGCCTGGCGCGCGGCCTGCGCGGCCGTGTTCGCGTCCTGCATGCGCTGCTGTTCGGCGGTCTTCTGGTTTTCGATATCCTGTATCTGCGCGTTGAGGTTGTCCGTCACGCCCTGCTTCTGCGCCTCGAGCAGCGCGATCGTGTTGTTCAGCGCATCGTTGACCGCCTGCGTCGCGCTGCTCAGCCAGTTGTCCAGCGCGCCCGTGAACTGATTCAACAAGCCGATCTGCTCGGCCGGATCGGTCGAGCCCTCGATCTGCGAGCGCAGTTCGGTCATGCGTCCTTTCGCGGTATCGATGACGCCGCTGAAGTCGCCGCTGATCGCGGCGATCTTCTGCTGAATCGAAAAGTTCAGAGAGTACGAATTCGCCTCAAGCTGCGCGATAGCCTGTTGCACCTGCGCGAGCATCTGCATTTCCTGCTGATAGCGCGACGTGACCGCTTGCTTCAGCGCCTGTTCGGCACTGACGATTTCGGCCGGGTCGCGCATCTTGATCGCACTGGCCAACTTGTCCTGCGCGTCGGTCACGGCGCGATCGAGCTGCATCAGCTGGTTCGCCGCTTTCTCGGCCGGTGAGCCAGACAGCTGCACGATCGCGTCCTGCAAAGTGTCCAGATCCTTTTGCAGCGCGAGCAACCCCTGAAACGCGTTCAATCGATCCTGCAGGCTGTACATGCCATCGATGAATTGCTTGAACTTTGGCATCGTCGCGTCGATCGCGGCGTCGAGGTGTTGCTTCAGCACGTTCTGCGGATTGCTACCCTCGTAGTGTATCTCTCCGCTGCGCGCGAGCGCGGCGCGCGTCGCGTCGAGCTGCGTCGTGTCGAGCATTTTCGCGAGTTCGGTATCGAACTTCGAGATCGTATCCTTGACCTGCGACACGCCGTCGAAATTCGAATGCCAGCTACGCTCGCCGAACGTGCCAAGGCTGGTCGTGAACTGTTCCTGCGCCTGCCCGTATCCACCGCCACCGTAGATCGAAAACGCCGGCGTCTTGTCTCCGCCGCCACCGAACGCGCCGAGCAATCCGCCGACCACAGCACCGATCGCGGTGCCGATGCCGGGCATGATCATTGATCCCATCATCGCGCCGCCGGCTGCACCAGACAGGATGCTTCCGGCTTGGCCGCCGATCGCGCTGCCGACGACCATGCCGGCCATGCCGAGGCCGGTTGTCATATCCATCCCGCCGCCGCCAACGCCGCCGCCAGCGGTCTTCATCTGCTGTTCCATCGGAATGATGATCTTTTGCTTGATCCAAAAATCGATCAATTCCTTGGCGATGTTTTTCTGCATGTCCAGCAGCTTTTTGCCGCCGTCCTGGAACCCGTTCACCAGCATGTCAGAAAGCACGTTGGACAGGTCGCTGCCCATTTGCTCGCGCAACTGGTGTTCCGCTTCGCGGTACTTGTCCATCCCGCTGATCGTGTCGTCGCGCTGCTGCTTCAACTTCGCTTCGGCCACGCGAATCTGCTCGAGCATTTCCGGATGCAGCTTGAGCATCTCATCGAGCGCTTCCATGCCCTTCTCGTATTTGGCGTTCGCCTGCGCAACGAGATCCACCGCGTCGACGACCTTGTGGTACGCATCCACGATCGCCTGATTTTTCTTGATCTGCTCGTCGAGGCTCTTCGTGTCGGCGATGTTCGTCTTGCTGAGCAGGTCGGCTTCGGCCTTCGCCTGCGCGTCGGCATAGCGCGCGGCGGCGAGGTCGCGCAGCGTCTTGGCATTGTCTTCGTTCGCGGCCTTCTCCGCGCGCGACAGGTCGATCAAATATTGCTTGTATTGCGAGGTCTGCCCGATGGCGGCAATCTCATCCTGCAGGCGCGCGATGTATTCCTGATCCGACTTGTCCTGACGGATATATTCGGCGGTTGCCTTGATCGCCTCACGGCGCGCGTCCACTGCGCGCCCGGCTAGAATGTCCGCATTCTTCACCGCATCGCTGACATTTGCGTTTTGCGCCTGCGCCGCCGCATAGCGCGCGGCCGCCTCTGCGCCCATGCCCATGGTGGCCGCCTGGCGAATCAGCTCATCCGTGTGCTTTTTCATCGCATCCGTGGCTTTTTCCGTTTCGGCTTGTTGTTTCGCCACCTCGCTCGGGATCGTCATCATCTTCGCGATGAGCGCAGAAAGGCCGGACGTGACATCTTTCGATGCTCCGGCATAGCCGCTCATGCGCACGAACAGATCGGCGAACGCATCGCCGACACGCTCGATTTCCGGCGTGAGCTTGCGCATTTCTTCCTGCGCGCGCTGCGCGGCTTCGGCCATCACTTCGAACTGCCCGAGCTGGCCGCGCCCCATCAACGTCACCGCGGCGGCGCCCGCCATCATGCCCTGCGTCGCGATGATCGCGTTGAGCTTGTCGAGATAGCCGGCCGCGCCCTGCTCCATGCGCGTGAACCATCCAGCCTGACCGCTGCCGCCGCCGCCTAGCGTTTCGAACAAGTCGCCTGCGGCTTTCTTCAGTTGGTCCCATGCCCCAGCGCTGGTGTTGAGCTTGGCGTTCATCGCCTCGATCGCGGCCGGCGCCTGGCCGATCGAGAGAATGTATTCCTGTATCCCCTCTTTCGTCTTGTCGATCAGTTGTGACTGCCCCTGGAACGATACGAGCACTTTGTCGCCAACGTCCTGCACCGCCACGCCAATCTGCGACAACCCGCGCGCATGCCCTTCCGCCGACATGGCGAACGCATTCGCGACGGTCGTGATGTCGCGGCCGGTTTCCACGGCGACGCCCTGCAGCGACTTGATCAGTTCCGCGTTCGGCTTGATGCCGACGTTGGCCATGCGCATCCATGCCTGCGTCGCCTCTTCGGCCTGCACGCCGGTCGTGCGCACGACTTCATGGATTTCCTCGTAGGCGGCCTTCGCGGCCGTGAGGCTGCCCGTGACGGCAATCAACGAGGTGACAAGACGATTCGCTTCCGCGTTCGCTTCGCCAAAGGCGGAAGCGATTTCCTTCGCGATTTCGAACAAGCCCCAGGCTTCGGCGATCTTCTTGATCATCTCCATCGAACCGGCCATGCGCTCGTTCGATGAAGCCGCATCTTCCGTCGCGGCCTTGACCTTTTTCAGCTCCTCCAGCGCAACGCCGATTTCGGCCTTGACCTTTTCGCCGCCGGTCGCGTTGATCTTGATGTCAAGGTCTGAACCGCCGCCGATGCTAGCCATTGTCGCCTTGTTCCTTTTCTTCGCGCTCGCGTTTTTCGCAATCGGCGCCGAGCATCGCGTGCTCGATCACCTGCAGGTCATCAAATAGATCGTCGACGGTGATGCCGTCGAATTCCGCCGCCTGCGACCAGCGCGGGAAGTTCCGCCGCAGCACATCCATGCACGCGGTATAGTCCAGCCCGACGCGACCGCCGAAGCCCACGCGCCACTGCGTGGCGCATTTCATGTAGGCGGCGACGCCGGGCTGCGACTCGGGCAACAGGTGCGGCGCCGGGCACTCCGCGCAGCGCGTGCCGCCGCAGACCTTGCGGCAGTATTCCACAGTGATGTCGGGATAGGCCGCGTCGAGATCCCATAGCCGCTCGCCGTCGTGCGCTGCCTGGGCGCCCGCTACCCAGCGGCCCCAGGCGACAAGTTTTTTGCGCGCGCCCCTATGCTGGCATCGTGCAAGCCTTGCTTGATGCGCTCGAAATTGCTCTCGTCGTCAAGCAACTCGTCGCGCTCGGCCGCGGTGAACGGCACCGGCTGGCCGTCCGCGTCGACATACTCACGCCAGCCGCACACGCGATCGACCACTTCGGCCTCGGCCTGGTCTTTGATCGCCTCCACGGCCGCATTCGCCGCGGTGAATTCCTCGCCCGGCTTCGCGGCCGTGAGCTTGGCGAAGGCCTCGTTCAGCAGCCGCTTGCGCTCGTTGCGCTCGCTGCGCTTGTAGATGCGGAAGAGGATGTAGACCTTCGCCTCGACCGGTTCGCCGCCCTCCGCGTCACGCTGCAGCAGCGTGACGGGCCAGTATACTTTTTCCTCTTTTGCCTTTTTGTACATGCGGTTTCCTTACGCGGCGGCGCGCGGCGTTTTCAGCGTGACGGCGAAACCCGTCTCGCCCGAGGTCGGCCGGTTGGTTTCGAAATTGATCTTCGCGATGATGCCCTTCGGGCCGCTGATCGGCGGCGCGGCGAGCTTGTACAGCAGGTTCGGGATGTTGAAGTTCAGGTAATCGTTGCCGGCCGTGCCGTCGCCCGCGCCGTTCTGCATCGTCAGCGAGAGCGTGGACTGGGTAAAGTTCAGCGCTTTGTTGAGGATGGTCATGTCGCTGAACAGCAGCGTGAGCATGCCGTTCGCGACGAAGAACCCTTCCGGCAAATAGCCGCGCTTGCCGCCACCGCCGATCGTGTACAGGCTGGTGTCGAGCTGGTTGTCGATGTTGAGATCGATCTGTTGCACGACGCTGGTCGCGCTGCCGCCCTCGAGCAGCGAGGCGGTGAACATCGAGAAGCCGGAATGGCCGTAGTCGGCCGGCGTGGTGTTGACGCTCGCGGTCTGCGTCCAGTCGAAATCCGAACCGACGACATCGTAGTTGCAATCGATCAAGCCATCGGGCTTTAGTGTGAACTTGCCCTTGCTCAGGCGCGCGCCGTAGTAGCGCAGGTAACGCCCGGGCGAGGCGATCGCGCTCGAATGATCCACCTGGAAACCCATGCCGACCGGAAGCGCGGACGCGCCGGATCCCGCCACGCCAAACACGAACTGGTTTTTGCCCGCGCCAAGATTCGTGATGGTCGGCGCGCCGATGAGGTTGGCCAGAAACTTGACGCACGACTGCGGCGCCAGCGTTGCATTGATCTGCCCGGTCACGTCCTTGTTGCCGGCGATCGCGGCAGGCAGGCCGCGCAGGCCGCCGGCCATCGTCTGGTCGATGATCTGCGCGATCTGTCCCGACGGCGTGAATTGTTTGAAGTAGAGATTTTCGGTCGGATATTGCCCGGTAATCGACGTGCTCGCCGCGGTCTGCGACGGGGTCACGCTATACGTGCCCACGCCGCCCGGCGTGCCCGTGAGCTGCGCGACCACAACCGTACCGGCGGTTACGCCCGAGCCCGTGAGCACCTGCCCCGGGCCGATCGCGCCGCTCGTCACGGCGGTAACGGTCAGCGTGGTCGTCGCGATCGATGCAGTCACGACGCCGGACGCGGCGATGGCCGTGCCGAAGGTCTGTTCCTGCCAGCACTGGATTGCGGTATTGATGCCTTTTGCAAGTGCCATGATTGCGGCCTCCGGTCAGTTCGAAACTTGGGTTGCGGCTTTCGCCGGCTTCGCGGGCTCGGCCTCAGCCGGCGCCGGCTCGTCGGCCGGCTTCGGCGGCGGTGCGGGCGCGCGCAGGTGCACAAATACCTCGTCGTGCGCGGCCGACGCCGGCGTCAGCGCTTCGCCTTTGCTCTTGTTCGGCTCGTCGCGCGCCAGGCGCGCATCGAGCAGCGGCGCCACGTCATCCGGCACCGCGTAGAACTTGCCCGCGAGAAACGGGCCAAGCGCGATCAGGCCGTCGGCGTTGTCGCTGGGGAGTCTTACCGTTTTCATGCTGCATTCTCCGCCTGATAATCAAATGTATAAATGTGGAAAAGTTCCACGTGGAACCCTACCCCGTGCGCGGTATCACATGCCCGCTCGCGATCCGCGCGCGCCAGAACTGCGTCGGGTGATTCGCGCCGCGGTCCGGTTGCCAGTCCACCAGCACCGCCTGCTCGCAGCCGCCAGGCTGCGGGTTGCGCAACAGCAGTTGCGTCAGGTGATACGGCAGGTCGACGCGGCCATCGGATGCGCGGTCGCGGTCTTGATCCATCCACACCAGCGCCACGTGCATGTCGACGATGGCGGTTTGCAGCGCGAGGCCGATGGTCTGGTATTCCTGGGCGTCGTTGCTCACGGTCGCGGCGTGGCCGTCACCCACCTCGAGCACCCAGCACGGATACATGCCCGGCGCGATATCGGCGGCGGCTCGGTTACTTTTCAGCACCGTCGTGACCGGCTGGCCGACGATGGCGGCCACGGCCGCGACGAATACGGCATCCGTCGTCAGCAGCGCGGCGAGCGCATCGCGATAGGTGCGCAGCGCAGTCATGCGGCAGGGCTCCCGCGCACGACGCTGGCCACGGCGCCGATGACGTATTTGTCCGGGTCCACTTTGTCCACCGCATCCTGCGCGAACTGGCGCGCTTGATTCTGCACCTGCCGCGTCTTGCCGCGACCGGCCCATTGCGTGACGTTGCCGGAATGGATCGCCCAGGCATACGCGGCCGTGAACGAGATGATGCCAATGCCGGGCTCAGGCTGCTGCACCGTGCGCGCGCCGCGCAGGTTGCCCGTGCGCACCGGCACGGGATACGTCCACGGCGCGCCGCCGCCGGAGAGATTCTTCACCGCCTCGCGCTCGATCGCGAGCAACGCGCTGCGCACGCCGGTACGCACGGCTTCGCTCACGGCGGCCTGCCGCGCGGCAAGCGTGCCCGCTACGTCGTCGGCATTGGAGGTGACTTCGATCATTGCGGGCCGCCGTAATTGCGCGCCGCGGCCACGGTCTGCGGCAACATGCCGGTTTCGATCATGCCGCTGGCCATGCCCGTGCCGGGAATGTCGGCCTGCACATCGAGCCCGAGCGCGCGCTGTGCCTCGCCAATCCAGAAGATCACGTCGCCGTTGGTCGCATCGCTTAGCTTGCGCGCCTCGGCGAGCATCGCCGAGCGGTTGCCGGCGTCGAGGTTCAGCGTGGCCGAGCCATCGATGAAGGCGATGCGGCGGCGCCACAACTCGCACGAGGCATAGGCAACCTCGGCATGCAAGAGGCAATCGAACAAATACGAAGGCGACGTGGCCCCGTTGTAGTTGTTCACGCCCACCTTGGACTGCGCCCAATTGCTCGCACGCGTCAACAGCGTGTCGACCACGCCGCCGGCCGTGGCAAACGTGGCGACGCCGCCGAACATCGCGGCCTGAAAGCCCTCGTTCAGCACGTCCGCAATGGTCGCCTTTCCAGCCATCTAAACGTCTATCCGTCCGTTTGAAAAAAATGCCGGGCGATTGCGCACCGCCCGGCAAGCCCGTGACACACCCACTCCGAAAATCAGGCGTACAGCACGCGGCGGATCTGGTTCGTGTCGCCGATGATCGCGTTGTACTGCGCGCTGGCATACCAGTCGGTCGCACGCTGCGAGGCGTTGCGCTGTTGCTCAACGCTCAGGTCTTGCCAGAGGCCTCGCTTCAGTTTCTTGCCCGGCAACACGAGGTAGTAGCCCAGATCGGAACTCGGGATGAACACCGAGCTGATCACCGCATCCACCGTGTACGCGATCGGCTCCTTCATCGTGCCGAAGGCGACGAGCTGCGAGCCCTGCTGCGCCTGGAGCATGCGCATCAGGCGGCCGGCCTTTTCCGGGGCGCACACGATCTTGAAGTTGACGTTCTGGCCGACGCCGTAACCCATCGTGCGCAGGTTGCGGATCAGCGTGGCCGACGCCGCGTTGAACGTGGTCGCATCGTCCACCGTGAACGCGGTATTGATGCCCGCGCCCTGCGCCGTGAGCAGCGCATAGTGCACCGCAGCCTGCTGGTCGAAATGCTTGGCGCGGAACTCCGCGATCACCTCGTCGATGCGCCAGAACATCTGCTTCGTGATCCAGTCATCGAGCAGGCCGACACCGGCGCCGTAGGTCGTGTAGTAGCACTGCGAGCGCGCTTCGGTAATCGCCGTGCGCTTCTTGATTTCGCCGCCCGGCACGATCTGCGTATACGTGATGCCCGCATTCGTGTCGTCGATGTCGAAATGGTCGTGCGGCGAGTTGCGCAGGTCGACGAGATCGAACAACTGCATCCAGCCCGTATCGACGTCCGGCATGTTCGAATGGAAGAACGCGGCGAACTGCGCGGCCAGATCGGTCAGGATCGGGTTGTCGCTGGCCGTGTTGTATTTCTCGCCGAAAAACGCCTTGCCCGCGGCGACAGAAAGCTCGGTGCCTTCCATCGATGCGCGCACCGCCAGCGCTTTCTGCTCTTCCGAGTTCAGCAGCACGTGCAGGTTGCTCTGCAGGAAGCGCTTCATGCGCTCTTCGGTGGCCGCGAGGCTGGGCATCGCGTTCGGATCGTTCGCCGCCTTCGCGCGCTGCAGGAACTTGAATTCCTGTTCGAACAGGCTGCCGACGACCTGCTTTTTCAGTTCGAGGTCTATCGCCTGCTTCAGCGCGACGTTGCGCGCGCTGCTGTCCATGCGGGCCAGCGCGGCATACTTGATGTTCGTTTTCATGCGTTGTCCCCGGTCAGGCTGCGAAGGTGTTGAACCAGACCACGCCCGCGCCTCCGCTGCCGGAAGCCGAGGCCTCGAGCGCGTAGCCGCACAGCGTGTTGCTGGTCGAAACGTTGGTGAACACGGAGTTCGTGTTGTCCCAATAGATCTTGTCGCCCGCGGCGATATTCACCGCCGCCTGCGCGTAGCCGCTGATTTCCGCGTTCACGAAAAACGCGTTCGGCGCATTGGCCGCGGCCGTGTTCAGCGGGATGAACACTTTCGCGTTGATGAGGATCGGCGTCAGCGCCGTGGTCGCGGCTGTGTGCGCGAACTGCGTGACCTTTTCCTGGGACGAAGGCGTACGATTCTGCAAAGCCATGGCTCTTTCTCCGTCAGCCGATCAGCGGGTTGGAAAACAGGCTGCCGGTCGGCAGGCTCGCGGCTTTCTCGCCGCCGGTCGTGTTCGGATCGCCCGCGCGCAGCGCGCCGGTCGTCGCCGCATCGGCGGGCACGGCCTTCGATTTCTGCGCGATGGTATGCAGCGTCTTGAGCTGCGCGAACGGCAGCGCGGAGTACGCGGCCTTGGCCGCGTCCACTTCGGCCGGCGTGTCGCCGAGCGCGCCGGCATGGCGGTCGCGGGCGACAAGATCGTCGACCATCGCGGCGTTCGCGCCCTTGCCGGCGACGACGAGCGCGGCCAGCGCGGTCGGGTTGTCGGCCAGCGCTTCGTGGTCCTTGCCGAGCGCGGCCTTCACCGCGTCGAACTGCTCGGCCTTCGGCTTCAGCGCCTTGATGTCGCCCTCGGCCTTTTCGGCGCGCTCGGTCATCTGCTTGAGATCCATATCGGATTCCTCGTTTTGCAAAAGTGGATTTGTGGAATTTTTCGCATGCTTCACCGCGCGCGCGCCGGGCTGCGCGCCCAGCCAGACAAGCGAACCTTCGAGCCCTTCGCCCGGGCCCATGATTCGGCAGGCCTGCAGCTCGCGCCCGGCCGCATCCTTGATCGGCATGCGCGCGGCCGCGCTGAAGCCGATCGATACATCGCCCGCGATGCCGGCATCGAGCCGGGTCAGCAAGTCCGCATTGTCTTCGGTTTTCGCGAAGTAGCCGTCCGCCATCAACAGTGTCACCGTGCTGCGGTCAGGCGGCAGCGTCAGCGCGGGTTCGCGCAGCAGCGCTTGCGCATCGGCCAGCGACATGGTTTGCAGCGACGCGCCGTACCATTTGCCTTCCGCCGGGCCGCTGTCACCGTCCCAGCTCATCGGATGCCTGACGAAGATGCCCTTGCCGGGCAGCGTCTTCGCGAAGTCGGCGAGCAAGCCCTCGTCGAACACTTCCTGGTCGCGATCGATGCAGTTGTGCGCGAGCACGAAGCTGCGCGTGTAGAGCTGGTCGGCCGACAAGTCGGCGAGGCAGTACGGGCGGATCGCCGCCAGTTGCGCCTCGCTCGGCGTGCCCGCGCCCTTGCTGCGCGCCGGCATCATCTTGGCGGCCTTGAAGCTCACTTCGCGGCCTTGGTCTGCGGCGCGGCGGCCGGCTTGGTTTCCGCCGACGCGAGCGAGGCCGGCCCGAACTTTTCGAGGCGCGCCATCGCGACATCGGCCGTCAGCTTGCCGGAATAGTCCGGGGCATGCAGTTCGGGATGCTTCGCGCGCTCCGCTTCGGCTTCCGCCTCGCCCTGCGCCTTGTCCGGTTCCGCCATGTCGCCCTCGCGTTCGATGCGGCGCGACTCGCGCGCCGGTTCAGTTCCGGCGCTGTATACGGCGCGGGCGCGGGCAACGTCGTCCGGACCGGAATACGAGGATGAGGCGAGCTACGTGATTGCCGGAGCAGCCGGATCAACAGCGAGCACCGTGCACCGGCAATTGTGTACAATTACACCTTCGGCAACATACCATCCCGTTGACGTTTCAAGGTTGTACACATGACCGCTAAAGTCACGTTTGCGAATTTCCAAGATGCGGTCGCAAGTTATCAGTCCGGAGAGAGCCTCAAAGCCCTCTCCAAACGCATCGGCATTAGCCGCCCGACTTTGCATCGCTATTTTCGCCGCGCCGGAATTGCTATTCGCGGGCGCAGCGAATCCTTGTATCTGCGTATGGCGCAGACCGGCATCGATGAAAGGCGTCGCCTTGTCAGCGCCGCAAACCGCGCGGCGCGCGGACGGGTTGAATCGTATGAGACTCGCGAACGGCGCGCGAAGACTCGCGAGCTGCGCGGCATCGGAATCAACGCCAACGAGCTTGCGCTGGCTGGCTTGCTGCGCGAGCGCGGCTACGACGTCACCATGCAGCAGGCTGTCGGCCTCTACAATCTCGACATCGGCATGCATCCCGTCGCCGTGGAAGTGTTTGGCGGAGGATGGCACGGTTACGGCCGCCACCGACGCCGTAGTGCCGAGCGTTATCGCAGCATCCTCGATCAAGGCTGGTCCGTGGTAATCGTCTGGGCAAACGAGAGCCATTGCCCGCTCGGCATCGAGGCAGCGGATTACATCATCGCCTTCGCGCAAGCAATTGAACGGGATCCATCCTTGCGGGGTGAGTACCGGGTGATTCGGAGTACCGGAAAGGAGTACGCCAGAGGCCGTGACGATCTCGACAAGCTCACCTTCGTACCATCGCTCCGCGGACCCGATGAGGCGCGGACTCCATATCGTCGTCGCGGCCGGAAAGCAGTTCGGGTGTGAGTCATCCACCGGCACGGGCGCGGTCGCGACATCGTACGGGCCTCCCTCGCCAAGCTCCGTGCAAATCGGGCACACGCCCTGCGAGGCGGTGAACCAATCCACCTGCGTCACGCCGAGCTCTCGGTACTCGCGCAGCTTGCCCTGACTCTGCGCGCGCGCAATCTCGCTGCGCGCCAGGCGTACCCAATCGTAATTGCCAAGATCGAATGCGGATGCCAGCTTGCGCGCAACCGTCATCGGGTTTTCGCCATCGAACGCGCCCGCGCCAAGCTTTTCGAGGATGCCGTCGCGGTATGTGCGCGCGGCGGCGTCCTTCACTAGTTGCATGCCGCGCGTGGCAACTTCGACGCGGATCGATTCGCGGTACGCATCGAGTGCAACCTGCGCATCGAACTCGCTTGCCGCGTTTTCCAGCCCGCGCACGAAGGCCTGGAATGCCTGATAGATCAGCGGGCCGTCCACCGCGCCCGCAGCCGCGACGAACGCCTGTTCGTTCGCGAGCAATTTCGACAGCATGGAACTCGCATCGAACCGCCACACCGCCGCGCCGCTCGCATCGCCGGCCAGCACGCCCAAGTCGGCCACGGTCTGCTTCTGCAGTTCGGCCCAGAGCTTGAGCAATCCATCCACCGCGCTCGCCTCGATGCCCGGCAACAGCGGATCCGGTTCCGCCCAGGGCTCCGCGTCGTCGCCAGCGGCCTTCGCATGCGCGCAGCGCGCATGCTTGGGCTCGTTGAAAATCAGTTCGGTGACGACGCTACCGTTTTTTTTTATGTGCGTTTGTATACTTTTTATCGTCTTGCCCTGATTCGGATCGCCGCCGAGCGCGGGCGGAATGCCGGTCAGCGATTGTTGCATCTGCTGCTGGTCGTCGGCGGCGTTCACGACGCCGCTCGCCATCATGTCCGCCTGCGCGTTCAAGAAACGCGCCTGCGCCATCTTCTGCACGTCGCGCAGGTTCGGCAACTCCTGCACTACATTCCATGCGCCCGGCTTCCACGTGATGCCCTCGCCGCGCAGCCAGGTCGTGACGATGGTTTTCAGCGAGGCGACGCGGCGCTCGAATCGCACCTTCGCCTCCATCAACACCATTTCCGATTGCTGGTCGGCCATGCGCCCGGCCTGCGCTTCGGACAGCCCAAGCATCCACCCAGGAATGCGCAGCTTCGCGAGGATTTGTTCCACCATGTGATTCGCCGGCATCTTCAAGTCGATGACGTGGCCGTTGCCGCCAATCACGTCCAGCGTGATGTCATCGTCCGCGCCGATCGCGTGCGCAAGGTCTCCGCTGTTGCCGTTGCGCTTCGCGGAAAGCACGTTCGCAAGGTCGGCAGAAATTTGCGACACGCGCTTGTCCAGGTCGGCTTGCTTGAGCGCGCGATTCTTCGTCTTGTATTTGATCTGGAATGACGGGTCGCCGAAGCGATCCCATACGCGCCCGGTCGCGTTCTGCATGCGCAGCAGGATCTGCGACACGAATTCCATGGAGCGCAGCACGCTCACGCCGTATGGATTATTCGACTCAGGCCGAAATGCGTTGTAGACCATCGTCGAAGGATCGAGTTGCACGTAGTTCAGCTGGTTCAAATAGCCCGGCGTCACGTTCACGATGTTGTTGCGCAAAACCACTTCGGTGTAATCCGTGCCGTTGCGCCGTGTCGCAAGTTCGTACGCGGGTGGCCGGTAGAACCATTCGATTTCCCCGTTCTCGTTGCGGCGCGCGAGCAGGCCTTTCGAGTCCGCCGTGCGGATGCCCTTGAGCTTGCGCCCTGCCATCAAGCGCTCCGCCTGCGCAAAGCCCTGTTCGTAGATTTCGTTGCCAATGATCTCGTAATAGCTCTGCAGGCCGATCTCGCCATCGTCGACCGGAAGCTCCGCCATCGCGGCCGTCAACTCGTCGGCCAGCCCCTTGTCGATTCCCGGGCTCTCGCGATCGAATCGCACGACGCCGTCGAGCAGCACGAGGCAGTTGATGCCGCCCTCGATCAGCGGAATCGCGCGGCGCAAACCCTCGTAGAAATAAGGGTTCACGAGCTGCGGCACAAAGGTATGCAGCATCGCATCCCACGGCCCCAGCGTCATTCCGGCGCGCACGATCTGCGAGCCGCCGTAGTTCGGCGCCTTGTTGCCGCGCATGGCGGCGAGGCCGCCGGAGAAAAAGGATTTGATGCCGGTGGCGATGCTCATTTCTTCACCCTCGTTTTTTGTTCCGCAGCGATGCCATCTATCCACGTTTGCAGGATTTTGCTTGCGCCAAGCATTTCCTCCCATTCCTTGCTGTTGCCGCGCTCACCTAAATTTTCCGCCACCGCAAGCATGTCGGCCTTCAGCTTCCGCATTCTTCCTATGAGATGTTGATCGCGCATCATGCCGCACTCCGCAAGCGCACAGCGCTCGAAAAAATGTCCACATTTCCACTTGTATCATCGTACAGCTTGCGCAGCATCTGCATTCTCCGCGCATCGATGTCGTGGTCGAAATTCTTTGAATAAATCGGCCACTTTGCGCCTTCGCGCGCCGTGTGGTTCGTCATCCAGTTCAGCGCCTCGGTATCGTAGGCCATCGCATAGCCGAGCTTTTGCAGCCGCTGCGAAATGCATTGCGTCGCCCAGTGCTTGGCCGGAGCGCGCACGATATCCTCGCCGTCCTCGTCGCGTGCATCGCGCAGCGCTTCGCCGTCCTCATCGATGCATTCGACCGCGTTCGCGAACTGAAACCCGGTCATCACCTCGTCGAAATGCGCATCGGCGAAGCGCTCGCTGTTCTGCAGGTCTTTGACAACGGCCGTTCCTGCCGCGCCCAGGTCGACGCCCCAATGCGGCAACCAGCCGAACAGTTCCTGCAACGCGTAGATCATCTCGCGCTGCGCGTGATACGGCAGGCCGCTCGCACTCAGGCGCAGCACGTCTTCCCATTTCGGGCCGATCTGCTCGCTGATTCGGATCTCCGTCGGATCGTTGCTTTCGCCAAGGTCGGCGCCGGCCCAGAACACGCCCGCGCTCGCGCCGTGCAAATGCTCGCGCAACAGAGTGCGGAACGCGGCACGGCGCGCATCATCGTCCTTGCCGATGAATGGCTCGAGGTCGAGCATCGTATCGGCCAGCCAGTGCTCCACGCCAAATTTCTTGCCCTGCACGATCTGCAGTTCGATGCGCTTCACGATGACGGACAACTGCCCGCGCTGCCGATCCGCGGCAAGCTTGATGACGCGGAAGTCCGGAAGGTCTTGCACATTCGGCAAAACCACGTCCCAACTCCATACCGGCGCTTCCGCATCGCCGTGCTCGCCGAGCACGTTGCGCACATAGCCAGGCGTCTGCCGGCCGCCGTACAGCCTCACGAACTCGCGTTCCCGCGCCTCGCTGTAGAACGGCGCCGGCATGATCGTCTTCGGCCAGTGGAACAGGCGGTTGCCTTCCGCGCCTTCCGGCAAGTCCGGCACCGCCGCTTGCGTGAGCTTGTAGTAACCGCTCGCGCGATCGCCGTCCGGCACGGAGTACGCGCGCAACTTGCACCCCGGCATCAACGCGCGATAGAACTCCGTCCATTGCACCGCGCGTTTCAGTTTCGCCGCTTCGTCCATCATGCCGAAACCGTTGACGTGCACGCCGCGGAACGCTTCGCCGTCGTGCCCGGCCGGGCGATAGTAGACGCGCGCAATGCCGGCATTCTCCGTTTCGCCGAGCGGCACCGTGAGAAAGCGCTGCATCATGTGCGGCGTACGCTTCGGCCGCAGCCAGAAATGCGAGAGCAGCGAACCGCGCGCGCTGCCATCCTCCTGCGCGCCGACCTGCTCCTCCACGGCGAGGATGATTTCGTCCAGATGCGTCTGCTGCGGCGCGCCGATCAATGACCACGGCCTGCGCACGGTGAAGCCTACCGCCGTGCACGAGCCCCAGAGCACAAGGCACATGATCTCGCGCGTCTTGCCGACTTCCGCGCCGTCCTGGTGAATCACGTTCTGCCGGAACGCGCGAATGCTCGGCTTCTGGTACTCGAAAAAACTCCACGGCTCGCCCGTGCGCGGCTCGATCAAGAACGTCTCGCACCAGCGCACCGGATCCTCAAACACGAACAGCACCAGCGCCTGCTCCAGCGTGATGCCGTAGTCGCCGCGATCGAGCGCCTGCCACGCCCAGCCGCGCGCGGCCAGCCACGCCTCGAATTCATCCGGCGCGAATACGCCGCGCTCAGCCATTATGCGGAGCGCGGCGTTGCTCGCATCGGGCAGTCGCTTAGCCATCGTCGCTTTCGATCGCCGCCCGCTGCGCCGGCTTCAGCTTGTTCCCGGCACGTGCAAAAATCGCTCCGATCGCGCGCTGCAATCCATCCGCCGCATCGTCCGCTTCCGCCATGCGCTCGCGCTGCCGCGGCGTCGCCATCAACTCGGCCATGTTGATGCCGAGCGAATCGTTCAACTTCGCCAGCGCGAACAGCGCCGGGTTGATTTTCAGATCGGCGACGAGTTTCTTGCCTGTCTCCGGATCGAGGATGACTTCGCCATCCTTCGTGATCTCGAATTGTGGAATGTAGACGCCCGCTTCGGATATCGCATTGCGCACGGCATCGATGACCTGCAGATTGCTCGCAACCTCCTTCGCCAGCACGCCGTGCATGCCGTCCATCTCGCCGTCGCGCATCGCCTGCATCAACGAATCGAGCGCGTGCACGTACACGGTTTTGTCGAGGCAACTGCCGCCCGCATGCGTGAGCCCGTCGAGCACCAGCCCGCACGGCTTTTCCTCGCGCTGCAGATTGTCCGGATGGTACGGGCACGTCGTGAGGCACGGCTTGCCGAACATCTTCGCCATGCTCATTGCGCCCAGGCCGAACTGCGCGCGGTTCACGGCGCTGTAACGCCCGTGCTTCCACGCGTTGCGCGACGTGTTCGCCTTGCCCTCCTCCGTGCGCGGCCCGGTCGACAATTCGCGGCTCGCCTCGTTCGCGATCGGCGCGTTCGCGCGCCGCTGCGCCAGCGCCGCCTCGCTCATCGTGTACTTGCCCTTCGGTTTTTTCGGATCGTTCATGGGCGCGCTCTTACCACATTCGCCGCACTCTCGTCGTCCGCAGAGCCGGACAGCGCCGACGTGACCGCGAACTTGGTCAGCCCGAACCGCTTCGCAATCTCCCGGTGCGACTCGCCCGCCGCCGCCAGCTCGCGAATCATCCGGTTCCGATGCGGCCGATACAGCGCCAGGAAAAACTGCACCCGGCTCGGCACGTGGATCTTCTCCATGCCGATCTCGTCCAGCACGATCGCCAGCGCATCCACACCGATGCGCCGGGCGATCAAAACCCACACATCGGACATGGATTCCGGAAACTCCATCGCGCACGTCGCGACTAGTTCGCGCTCGAACTGCGTCACTGGCTCGCCACGCGTGGAGAATTTATTCTCCATGCGTGCCGTCCAATGCGGATAGTTGTTTGTCGGTTGTCATATCTCCCTCGCCCCCATTTTCTTCGCCCAACGCGGCAAGCCTTCCGGCGCCGTGCCGAGCACTTCATGCTGCCGGAATGCCTTCAGCCGGAAGCGCCGTTGCCGATCCGACACGGCGATGTACTTCCGCGTCGTCTCGATGTTTTCGTGCCCGAGCAAAATGCGGATGCGCTCGATGTCGACGCCATCGTCGTAGAGCTGCGTCGCGAACGTGACGCGGAAGCGATGCACGCCCCACTCGCCCAGGCCGGCGCGCCGCGCGATCGTGCGCACCGCGGTTTCGACGGTCTTCTCCGAGAGCGGCATTCCCCACCAGTTGCGTCGCACGGTGATGAACACGCAATCCGTGCGCACGCCGTCAAGCTGGCCGCGCAGCACCAGCCAGTCGCGCAGCAAGCGCACCGCCGGCCCCTCGATCGCGACCTCGCGCTCCTTCGCGCCCTTGCCATCGATGCGCAACACCGCAATGCGTTCGTCGAGTTCAACCTGATCGATCCGCAGCGTCGCCACCTCGAGCCGCCGCATGCCCGATGCCCAGAGCATCGCGAGCAGGGTTTCATCGCGCCGCGATACCAGCGACGTGACGCCCTTGCGCGCGGCGACGAACAATTGCTGCAATTGCTGCTTTGTATACTTTCGCGGCGTGCGCTTCGGGATGCGCGGCGCCTTCACCCCGTCGACGCAATTGCGTCCCAACCCGCGCGCATGCCGCCAGTCGTAGAAACTGCGCAGCGCCACCAGCGCGCACGCCCGATGCCCGGCCCCGTTACGCCGATGGAAATACAAATCCCGCTGCCACTCGTCGATCTTCGCCAGTGGGACATCCGCGTAATCCAACCCCCGCCGGGCAACCCAGTCCGCAAACCCGCCCAGCGCCGACGCGTACGCCGCCCGGGTTCCCACTGCCAGCCCCCGGGAAGCCGACATCCACAGCATCCACAACCAAAGCTCGTTAAGCCACTCAGGACGCGCTACAAGCGCCGCGCGCCTCTCGTTGGCCCGCATAGCCGCCCCAAGCCTCGGAAGCGCTAGAATCGCTTCCCGTTGCGAAATTGAGGCATTCAAGGCGCAACCCTCCCCCGCACCCCCTCCCATTTTTCGACCGGCCACCAGCTAAAGGCCGGGAATGGGAATGATTCTCGTTGCGATAGGGGGTAGGTATACAAATGTACTTTTACACTTCCACCGTTCCGCCCCGACCGGAACCGAACGCGAAACATCCACAGCATCAACCACTTGCCCACGCCTGACGCTCGCAGCGCCAGCGCGTCCAGATTTCGGCGCAGCAGCGCTTCGGCGATGGTTGTCCTTTCACCTAGCACTGCACAAAAACGCCTTAGCGCAGCGGGTTTACTGCACTGAAATGGCGATGCATAGCCATTCCTGCGGTTGTTAGTGGAAACGGGGAGAACTGCAAAAGCACACGCAGCTTGGGAAAACGCGATCGAGAAAGGCATCACTTCTGCCCTCCGATGCCCAGCATCGAAAGCACGGAGCCCAATCCCTTGGCCAGGGATTCGCTGCGTTGCTCGTCGGTCATTCGCCGTTCCGGTCTCCAGAACTTGCGTTGCGGCGCTTGCGGCGGCGCAACCGCGCCCGACGTTGCACCCGTTCGACGGCTGCGCGCGGTCTGGATCGCCCAGGCGAACAGATTCTCGATCCCCTGCCTCGCCGCTCCCTCGCGCGCCGTCGCCTCGAGCGCCTCTGGGCTGATCCCTTCGTCGAGTGCGGCCAGCAGGTTCGGATGGCTGGCGTTGACGGCTTTGCATCCTGCTCTCTGCATCAACGCGCACGCGCGCTCTGCTTCGGCGGCGGAACTTGTCGAGCTGGCTTCCAAGAGCGTGTGTGCAGTAGTAGTAGAAGCTTTTACTTCCCTTTCCCTTTCACTCTCCCTTTCACTCTCCCTTTCACTTACCTTTCCCTTAATAGCCGTGTCAGGTGCGTGACTGTCACTGTGACTTTCCGCACCTGTCACCGTGACAGGTGATAGGACAATACCACGCTCTGCGATTAGCTCTCGCAGCCGTTTGGTTGTCGTATCCCATTGAATCTCAACACCTATCACGCGCAATGCGGCAAACGCGCGGCTGCGAAATTCGCGCTCAATTTTCTTGCGGGACTTCTCGCTTTCCTGTTTTCCCTGAAATTCCTTTCGACTATCCCAAGCGAGCACCGCCTTTTCGGCGATGACTGGATGGTAAAGCCGGCCGTCTGCATATAGCCGGAAACCGCGCAACGCGCCTTCCCGGATCCTCTTCCACTCGGCCAGGTCGAAACCAAATCCTGCGAATTTCGCCAGAACTCGATCATCATTCGGCAGGCTGGATGCCGGTATCTCATTCCAGCTCGCGCACCAAAGCAGTATGGCCGCGCGGAACTCCTCGGCGCTGACCTCAACGGTCATGGCGCTATCGCGCAGCCGGTTCACGTCGAGCGGCAGATATGGCATGCCGCGCAGGTTCACTTGCGCCGGCAGCGGCGGCTGCGGCAAGCTTGCCGAAACTCCCGTTTCTGGCAGGTCGTCGGCACTGCCAATATGCTGAACTGGCCGAACTACATCGGCTGAATCGAATCCCATGCCCTACCCTTCCGATAGCGCAAGCGATTGGATTTATTGATAAATTTACTAGAAACGCTGTATATTATGTAAAATATAATCAAAGCAACGTCACGCTCAAAATGCCTCGTCCGAACGATATCGCTGTCACGGCATCCCCTAGTCGTCAGCGCACAATTCCGGTCTCCCGACGTCCTGAAGCTGGGCGCCGGTCGGCAGGCCTTCCACCACGCTGCGAACGATGATCGTGCCAGATACACGCGGCCGGACTGACGACATGTTGACGAAGCGTTCTGAGCCCCGGTCCCGCGACCTGTTTGTCCGTGGAAACAAAAATGGGCCACCCGGCCCATTTTTGTTTCCTACTCGGTTTCTGGCGGAGAGAGAGGGATTCGAACCCTCGATAGAGCTTTTGACCCTATACTCCCTTAGCAGGGGAGCCCCTTCGGCCTCTCGGGCATCTCTCCAGAATTTCTTCAGGCACCCCGGCGGCGCATCTGGCTGTTCCTCGTACGCAACCAGACCATGCGGCTGCAAGAGCCGCATAAGATAGCCATTTCAGGCGCTCGGGTAAAGGGCTTCAGGAAGCTGGCGTCGGTGAATTGTCGCCTTGGTCCGAATGTTCGCGTTTGATGCGCTGGAAGATTTCCTCGCGATGGACCGCGACATCCTTCGGTGCGTTGATACCGATGCGGACCTGATTGCCCTTGACGCCGAGAACCGTCACGCTGACCGACTCTCCTATCATCAATGTTTCACCAACGCGACGGGTCAAGATAAGCAT